AAATTAGATGTAGCACCTGACTGGTCTATAAATATTTCGTTGTCAGCCCCGTAAATCAGAGATACACTCATCATTACAACTAGGCTGTTCAATATTATTTTCATGTTTCCAATAGCCTTCTGCATAGCCTTCCTCTATTGTTTGTAAAACCGCTGTCTCTACTGCCATCTGTAAAGCAATGTTTATAGACTCATTTTCTACTATACCACTCTCAATTTCAACTAATTCAGTATTATTGTTATAGAATCTAAATACATCTTGTGTTATAGAAGCACTAAGAATTGACTTAGTTACTAATACTTCAATCAATATTTCACCTGTACTGACTGATACTGTACGTAAAGATATAGTTACGGAGTCTTGTCTGTATTGTTTTGAACCACCTATACCAAGGTATCTTGCACCTGCACCACCTGACTTAACATTAGTTTCATAACCTACAACACCACCTTCCATTAGTATTCCAGCAAACAATAAAGGTTTTACCTTTTGTTTTTCATCAAAACTTTCTCTAGTAGTACGTATGATCTGTCTTTCTTTAGTAAGATTATCTAAACCTTTACGTTCAACTACATTAAATACATTGGAATGTTTCAATGCTCGTATTAGGTAAGCATCAGGTGACTGTGTAATAGCTGTACTAAAGCTTGCGTACTGACTATTACTTCTTCGTTGTCCTGTATCGTCTTTAAAAGAATTAGGATATACAGCTACTACAGGTTTCTTTATAGGTGTATCTACTTCTGAAAGGTTAGTAAGTAAAGCACCAACCTCTGCTGACTCAATACTTCTTATTGGAGGTATCCCATTACCCAATGGGTCTACTATTAAAGCGCAATTAGAAAGTAAAAGAACCCAAGGGAACAGTAATTTCTGTAGTATTGCCTTCTTCATCTGTAATTATTAGTGTTACTTTATCGTCCTCTACTTTATATTCTATGGTGTTACCTTCTAATTCTAGCGTACCGAAATCAGATGCAGTCTCACCAAACAAACTATCAACCAACTGTCTGCTGAGTTGTGCATATATTCTACTCTCTAAGTTACGTATAAACCTAGCTAACGTAGTGTTCTCAGCCTCTCTCTCTAGGTCTTCTGTATATGCCCTGATCTCTTCTCGTATAGTTTCTTTCCTATTGAACTCTTGATTCTCTATAGTTAAGTAATGACTTGAGGTACCAACCCCTGAGAAACTAGGGTTCTTAAACTTGTGTGTCATTTCATCAGCTTGTACAGATAAAACTACAAACATGACAATAATCATGGAAGCTATCAGCAGTAATTCATCAGGGCGTTTAGAAGGCATGATATTTATAGATAAGTAATTACTAAATCTACGCTTTCAACTGTATCTATCCAATAAAAAGTTATATAACCAAGACAACTAAATGCGAACAAAATGCAACCAGTTACTGCATATCTTTTCCAATTTAACTGTAATAAATCTATTGAGGTATCAATAAAATTAAAAACTTTTTGTCTTTTAGATATTTGTTTTTTTCTTGCCATGTTTACTCCTTAAAATTTTACCCAAACAAAAACCGCTAATAACCCAATCAAAGATAATAAAATAAATGAACAAGAGGTTATTTCTATAGTCCTACCTAATTTATTTAGATAAATCCAATCCTGTTCAGAATTAAACCTTTCGTCTTCATAGATATACTTGTCTCGTGGAAAAGGTCTTTTAGGCATAGGTTCAAATATTACATTGTCTATAGAAACTAATTGTTCTTCTTCTATTTGTTTAATTTTTTCTTTGTTCATTATTTTTCTCTTGTTCTCTTAGTTCTAAAACTGTATTGACCTTCTGCTGTAGACGTATCATGTCTTGATCTAGCAATCTAAGCTGGTCGGTAAGCCTGATGATTGTCGTTTTCATTTCGGCAACTGCTGGGTCTATCCTATTGGTTATAGTTTGCCAAACAAAGTATACGAAATACCCTAGACCTACGACCATAACCACAGGAAAACCAAAGTCTTGTACTATCTTTGCTATATCCATCAGTCTCGCCTTGCATCTATACTGCCATCCTCTACGAAGTTCTCTGCTCTAGCTATCCGTTCTAAGTCTGGTGACATATTAAGTGCGCTAGATACACTGGTATCTATACGTATAATATCGTTGTTCATTGTTGATGCTCTAGTTATAAGCATCTTAGATATACCCTCTATAGTTTTGATCTCATCTACTAGACCATCCATAAGTTGTTTCATTACTAGGAATATAAAGAAAGCCATGATTAATCCACTAGCTATAGGCAGTCCTAACTTAGCTATCAGATCAAATGCTTCTGTCATGCTGATACTCTATCTCTTAATCTTTTCGCTCTGTCACCTACCTGTGTAGCCCACCTGCTGTCCATCATTTCGACAGAGGCTGTTTGGAAATCTCCTTCCTCCATAGCCTTCAAAAATTTTTTGAAACCTCCCAATCTAGGTAGACCTAGATTAAAAGCCATGTTCGCCATGACCCTTTGTTTATTATCATCTAAGTCTTTCCACCATGACATGTTTCTATCTAACTCCATACATACTATATCTATGTCAGCGTTTAAACACTGTAGTATTCTTTCTTCAGATACTGGCGTACCTACATCCATTCTGTATTCTTCATCTTTAGGTATTATTAAATGACCTACTCCAAACGTAGGATAACCTAGATGATCTAGGTATATCTCATACTCAAAACCTTCGTCTTGTATTATTTCTTTTACTAATTTATCTCTATCCATCTTGGAACTTACTCTCCCTTTCTAATATATGTCTTGGTATAGCTGTATCTATTTTATATTGTTGTAGTAAATTTACTTTTTCTTTTATCATTTGCATGTACTTCACTCTTAATCTTTCTTTCTTTTCTTCTGTGTAAGATTTATTAGCCATTGCATATTTAAATCTCTGTTGTACATCAAGAATTTCTTGTCTCATTTTTTTAACATTTCTATTTCTTGTTTCTACAGGATCAAGTCCATAAACATTTACTCCAACAAATCTTAGCAATGCTTGTGGCACAGTATCTGATGGTGATCCTGTAGGTCTAGGTATATCTTGTAATGCTTTAGCAGTTTTACTTATAGCACCATTAGGTGTTAACCATGATGGCATACCTAAACTATACATATACCACAATGTATTTTGTATTCTATCTTCTACGGGATCACGTTCATCCCATATTGTTCTCTGTGTAAACGGGTCTTTGTTTGTTTTTATTGCTAAGAATATATCTGCAAAAGGTCCTGATAAAAATCCTGTTGTTCTTTGTGCTTCAAAAAAATCACCATTAGCAGCATCCCTCACTACATCTGTATACATAGTCCAAGGAAAGAAATAACCTATATCTAAAAATTGATATCTTCCTTCAGAATCTTTGTATGGCAATACATAAACACCAGTTCTTTTTGAAAGCCAAGGCTCTAAACCTTTCTGTAATTTTTTTTCTTCATCATCTTCAAAACCAAATGCATATGCAGATAGTGCAGTAAGACCAGCAGATAATGCTACATATGGTGCAAATCTAAATGGATGATTAATAGCAGTCTCTACTAATGCTGGAAAAGCTTTGTAATAAAATGTAAAGAAAGGCATACCTATTGGTGCTTTCCTAAATAATTTACCAGCTGCTGGTACATCTGAATAATCAAATAAAGATTTTTGTGCCAACATAAAAGCATCAAAGTCTGTCATGCCTTGTCTTTCCATTGCATCTATTATGATAGCTGTTTTACCTACTGACTCAGTAAATTGATATATATCTCCAGCTTTCTTAAATGTTTTTTGTACTAATATTTTTGGCAATCTAAAAAATTTAGCTACGGGTCCTAATGCATCTTGTTCTTGTAATAAATCTAAATACTCTTCACTTACTCTATACATTTCAGCATCTGTAAACCCTGTTCCTTGTATGCCAAAGTCTTCTGCTATCTTCCAATACTTACCATCAGTTCTTATTTGTTCAATAGCTTGTCTCATTCTTGGTATAACTTTATGTATAGGTATACCTCCTACAAGATTCATAAGTATCATGTTAGAACCTACGTTACGTACTACTGTAGGTGGATTCAATGGTACTTTAAGAAGCTTCCATATACTTGTTCCTTTTTCTAAAGCAGCTATAGTTTTACTAAATGCATTATCAGTATCACCCATACTAAAAGTACCTACTACGTCATCGTATATTTCTTTTCTTACAGCAACACCTCTAAGCATTC